CCAAACGCACTCGCTATGTTGCGTATGGTGGTGTTGAGGAGCCCGCCCCAAGTGCCCGCATTGGAGCCGCTCTCTTGCTCGCGGATGCGCAGATCGTTAGTGAAGACGTCAGCCATTATTTAATCCTCAAGCTGCCTTTTGCCATGATGTGCTGGCGCTAGGCTGTTGTGTGTAGGTCGTGCTTGCGCTGGATTCGTCTGACCAGCTGGTTGAGGCACCCGGTTCGGTTTGCCATTTAATTTCGCCAGCAACCGTGACTGTGCTCTGAGCACTGATCGCTGCAGCGCCAAAGCGAATCTGACCGCCACTTGCCGTAAACGCAGAAGCAGCTGCGATGGTCGCCTTGCCATTGAGTAAGGTGCTAGACGACGCAGTGACTGAGCTCGTTGCGCTAATCGCAGCAGCTGCGTGGACAACCACGTTTGCATTTGCGCTAACGCCAGACGAAGCCGCAATGAGCGCAGCAACGTGCCTAAACCTTTGCCCGCTTGCTGTAACTGTAGAAGAGGCTGCGATTGTCGCGCCTGCTTCCCTAATGCGACCGCCATTGGCAGTAACCACAGAGCTAGCACTGATAGCTGCCGCAGCGTTTGCCACCACTTGCGCAGCCGCTGTAACGCTCGCTGCAGCAACGATAGTCGCGCCAGCGTCGTAATAGCTCCATTGACCATAGCGACCAGCATTCCAGCTACCATTGCCATAACCCTGGCTCACCTAGTCGAGTGTCACGTCGAGATCGCCGGCCGGTATGCGAAACACGTCGCCGGTCTCGATCGTTCTGCTTGACGTCAGGTTTGACCAAGCTAAAAAATTGCCAGAGCTCGCTGCGTCAAAAATCGCAACGGCAACAATCGTGCCCCAGTTGCCGGTCGCCGTAGGCCACTCGACAGCCGCGCTGTTTGTCGATGCAGAGCTCGTCGTCGTAAAGGCGCAGCTTTGTCGCGCATAGGCGCTGCCGCTTAATTCTGTGCCGCCGCCCGCGTCTGTCGGAGCCACGGTATACAGTGCCAGGTACTTGGTGCCGGGCTGGCTAAAACTGCCGCCGCTCAGCACAAAATCGAGCACTTTGTTTTCTAGGTAGTCGCTAAAGCCCGCCATAGTCTTTTCCTATTGGAGCGCAGCCGCTCTCATTTTGACGCTGGTCTGGCCAGCCGTTCGTTGGTTGCTTACTTCTAGGTCATCGATCGCTCGCTGGTACAGGCTTGCCCATACGGTTATGCGCTCGTCGTTCTGCAAATAAGGTGCGCTCTGCATCAACGTGCCGTATAGATAGATGTCTGGGTTGTGCGTAAGCAGCCAGTTGCTTGTGTTCGTGTCGCTTAGCGCTGGGATTGTGGCGTAGTAAACAAGCTCAGCCGTGTACCCGGTCGCCGTGTTGTCTGGTGATGGAAAGACCTGTATCTCGGTGCCAACGTGGCTGTAACTTGATGGCTTGCCTGTTGCACTACTGCCAGATTTCAGCGCGTTAAGCGCTTCGTTGGTAATAAACTCCATCTGCGTTACAGGGTTAGTCTCTAAGATGAGACTCACCGTCTGTATCCAATCTGCCGGTGTTGCGCTGTACTCACTGTCGATGGTCGCTTGTGACCGAGTGATCATGTAGCGATGGCGGATGCTGCGGTTAAACTGCGATTCCGCCAAAGCCACAAAGTCACCTATCGCACTCGTTAAGTCCGTGCGGTTTAGCCAATCGGCTACGCTCGCCTGGAGCTCTGAGTACGTCGAGATCGCCATCAGATACGCGCGTCTCGCGTGCGGAACGCGCGGTTATCCGGGTCGTTCAGCCATGCCTTCATCTTTTTAGGATCGTCGGCAATGCCTCTCGCTTTTAGGTCGTACAGAACGCTCAATGGAATGGACGCAACCTTTGACCACTCACCATGCTTTTGGTGTCGATCAATATCGTTACGGGCTCGCTTATTCGCCTCAACGATTGCGGTCACGTCTTGCGATGTCGCAATGGTGATCTTGTCGTCTTTCAGCGTCTCGCCGGCTTCGTAAACGAAGTCTGACTTAATGCCAGTCGTGGCATCGTTAGACAGGTTGCGTTTTATTTCCATTGGTTAGTCCTAGCTAGTGGATAAGTCAGCCACAACGCCCAGACCAGCTTCTTGAGTGACGACCAAACCGTACTCCGCCAAAGTGAGGAACTTGGTTGCGTCGCCCGTCTTCGCTAACTCTTCAGCCTGAATTGGGCGAAGCGTTGCAACCTCACACATATCTGGGTCAATGACGTAAGCGTCGCGTGCGCGGCTCTTGGTAGAGGGTACGATCTGGACAGATCCGAAGTCGGAGAGATACACGTCAGCCGCCCCAACAATTGTTGTAGGGCCGTCAGAAGGCGCCATGTAACGCTGAGCAGCAATGCCGGCAAAGCCAGAGATCACTGTCTTAACGTGCGGCCCAACCATGACAAACTGAGGCTGCCCCCCGTTGGAAAAGATTCCTTGCAGGACTGTTTTTAGCTGGCTCTCACTCATGGCTCGCTGGGTGCCATCAGTAGCCCCAGCATTTACGACACCACTAGATACAGTTGGATCTGCACCGCCGGTGCCACGAGACGTGTTGGTCCTGATGAATGCAGCCAAAGGCGCAGTCTTGCGCGCAGTCGTGCTGTTGCCAGCGACAGCTGCATGGTTCAAACCACAGAGGTTATGTTCCATATCGTTAGCAAGGCGCTTGCCCGCTAAGCTGATCTGGTAGGCGACTTCTGCCCGTCGGCCCGCCAAATCCAGCGCGCTCATCGTGTCAGACACGATGAAGTCTTTGCGGCTGATTTGCGTGTAGTTGCCCAACCTAACTGTTGGGGTTACTGCGGTAAACGAAACTTCATCACCCTCGAGATGATGGTTCGCCTGGCTAGCGCCAAGATCATCTGTCTGCCACTCAAAGAAAGTGTTAGTTACTGAGCGACTCTTGGTCATGTTTGACATGAAAGGTCGAGTCTCTGGAGAAATCATAGTGATGATATTAGAGAGATCTTCCCGCACGCCTTTGGCGTCGTACTTTAGAAAAGTGTTAGCAATAATGGTCATTAGTTAAAGCCTTCATAAAAGAGATTCAATCAAAGACGCTGCATTCTCTGCAGTGCCTCGCTCTTTGAGACGTTGATACGCGGCTTTAGTTTTGCGAGCGCTTGGCTTTACCTGCTGTTGACGAGATCCTGACCTGACTGTCTTGCCCGATTGACCAGCCTTGCGTGCTTTACGCACCCGGCTCTGGCCTTTGTCAAAGAGCATCGCCTTTCGCAAAACTGCGATATGGCTAGCGCGCACAAGTGCGCCAAGCTCTTCTTCCGCAACGCCGCTTTCGAGCAAGTAGCTCTTGAGCTCTTCGCGTTCTTTCGCGGCCACCTTCTCGTCTTTCCACTCTGGAATGACGTCAGGCAGTCGGGCTGCTTCCTGAGTAATTAGCCCGCGCATTTGCTCCTGTTGCTCTTGAGCGTTAGCGTCATTCACACGCTGCTGCTCGATTGCAATGGCCTGCATTTTTTGCGCTCGCTGCTCAGTCCGCTGTCGGTACTGTCGCTCTAGGCGACTTGCCTCAATCGGATCTTCCTCATACATACGATCGAAGTCCGGGGCTGGCTCGTCAAAAGCCTGTAGCTGCTGCTGCAAAGCTCCCAGTAACTGGGAATACTGTGTCCGCTCAAGAAGAACCGCGTCTCGGTCTTGTTGGAAGGCTTTACGCTCTTCCGCTAATGTCTGGCTCTTCTTGGTGTAGTCGGCCTGGCGCGAGTAACCGTTCTGAAGCTCATCAAGGCTAACCTCTACGTTTTCACCGTTTATCTTTACGGTGAATGTTTCAGCTTGCTCTTGTTCGCCCTCGTCCTCGTCGTAGTCGTCATCCAGGTCTTCGGCATCTTCTTCGTCTGAGTCGAAGTCCTCTTCGGATTCTTCAAACTCAGCACCCTCAAGTGCCTCGCCCCCCTCTAGGGACTCGTCAACGTCGCTTGAATCTTCGGCTTGCCCTTCGGGTTCCATCAATTTAGCGATAGCAGCCTGGGCGTCGCCCAAGGTGCCCCCCACATATGGGGTTTGTTCATTACTTATTTTATCACTCATCAGTTATTCCGCTGTTTTGCGAAAGCAATCTCGTCGGCTGCTGCGCGCATCCGCACAACGATATCGTCGAGAGCTTCCTGTTTTTGATGTAAGCGCTCCCGCATGACGGGGTCACGTTCCTTGCACCATTGCTCGAAGAAATCGAGCCTTAGCATTTCGATGAGCTCGGCAAAGTCTTCGTCGTCTGCCAAGCGTTGTATGTTGAGAAGCGAGTTATGCGACAGGGGCATTCGGCACCTGTTGTTGTGCAGCCAGCTGCCTTACGAGCTCGCGGTCGCGATCGGCGTTAGCGCGTATTGACGCCACATCAACCTGCGCGCCATACCGGGCGTTCATCTCCGCTGCCTTGAGCACCAAGTTGGCCTCACTCTCGTCACGCCTGCGGTCGTCTTCACGAATCATCTTTTCGCGTTCGAGCTCTAGCTCTGCTTTTTTCTTTTCTATATTTGCGTTGATCTCAGCCATCTGGACTTGGATCAGCTGCGCCTCTATAGGTGGCTCCTGTGGCGCTGGTGGTGTTGGCGGCTGCTGGCTTGGGTCTTTGAAGAACCGCTGCGGGTCTTTGAAGCCAGATACTTCGAGTATCTGCACCAAGGTCTGGTAATAGTTCTCAACGCTGACCAATGGGTTCTCTGGACCAAGTTGCTGCAATAGCTGCTCTTGCTTGTCGGCGATCTGCTGCAGCATCTGCATACGCTCAACGTCGCCGCCCTTGCCTAGCGCCACATTGCTGACAACGTCCATGTCGGCATTCCAGCGATCAGGGCTCATGGGCACAAACGTGTTGCGCAGTCTGATCATGCGCGGCTTGTCCATGTGCTTGATGATCAGCTGCAACAAACCTTTGTACAGCCGCGTCATGCCGCCATCGGCGAACAGCCTGGCAATCATCTCGGTGCGCTGCTGAGCAGCCCCTATGGTCTGCTGCACGGCCATAAGCGTGCTGCTTTGCAGTGCGCTTGGGTCTAGGCCATCAGCTGCCTTGCTCACGCCGGTGCGGTTCTCACGCATCTGGTCGAGGTAATCGAGCATCGGGAAGGCTTCTTTGCCAACAAAGGGCAAGTTAAACGGCACAACAGCGCCAGGCTGACGCATACGAATCACGCCGCCGGCTTCGTTATTCATCACGTCTTCTAGGCTCGCTTGGCCTTCGACAATGCCGACACGCGGGTGCGTGCTCATCGCCAAACTATCAAGGCTTGCTCGCAGCACGGCGGTCTTGATGCGCTGTATGTCCATCGTCAGGTCGGCGATAGACATACCAAACATCGCGTGCGGCTCTGGGTCTGGGCAAAAGAACGCAAACGGCACCATGTCAGTCGGCTCATTGCGCAGGATTTCGTAGTTGGGGCCAGCGCAGCAAATGCGTCGAAGTTCAGCAACACCATCACCGTCTGTGTCGATCTTGGCGTATGCCTCAACGTAGAGAACGCGCCGCACCATCTCTGAGTTTTCAAATGAGCTTTGCTGGTAGCGCTCGCGCGCCTCAACGTTAAAGAGCTCGAAGTCTGTGTCGCTGGTGGTGGCGTACTGCTCAATCTCGTCGGCGTCGTAGCCGAGCTCGACCATGTCAGAGATTGTCAGGTACGCCCGGTGCGCGACTAGGTCAGCGTCTTCAAGTCCGCGGGCATTGCGGTTGATGACGATCTCTTCGGGGGGCACCGACTCAACCTTGATCTTGCCAATCTTCTTGCGGTGGGTAACGCGAACCGAGTGCATAGCTTCTGGGTTGTCGCTCGACGTCATGCTTTTCAGCATGTCGATCTCAACGTCTGGGTTGCTGTTGAGCGCCGCCAGGGCTTCGTCGTCTAGGTTTTCGAGCTCGTAGCTCTGCGTCTTTTCCGACTCGTCGTAGCAGTATTTGATAAAGCCAGAGCCTTTGACCAAGGCGTCTTTCATCGTCGCGTAAATGATCTCTATGTACGACTGATCCTGGTCTTGGTTCAGTATGTAATTCACATAATCAGTCGCCTGCTTGGCCATCTCGACGTCTTCCGGGCCAGTAGGTGCGTATTCCACAACGTGGTCACTGCCACAGAAAATGCGCATCAAAGACGGCAGCATCGCCTGGACAGTGTCGCGCACGTCCATCGTTTGCGCAGTGCTACGGCCCTCTTCTTCGTTGCCCAGTGGCTCTCCTGCGTAATATTCCGCTGCGACTGCTCGCTGGGGCGAGATTGTGTTATCGATGAAATCGACGGCATCTTCGATGGCAAGCGTGATGGCGGCTTGGATCTCTTCGGCGTCCATGCCCATGTCTTCTTCGATGAATTCGTCGTCGTCGTATAGCTCAGCCATCAAAGCTGCCCTCTATTTTGATTCGCCGTAGCGCGTAGATAAAAAAAGAGGAAGGACTCACTTCTTCTTGCTTGGCTTCTTGGTAGGGGCTCTTTTATTGAGCATCTTGGCGATGTCATTTGCAGCGTCTTGCACGCCGCCTGGGCCGCGTCGATAGGTCTTTTGGTCTGTATTCGCCACTCAAGCCCCCATATGTACCGATTTTATGGGGTCTAATTTTACCACTCAGGTAATTGACAGCCCTCGCCTGAGAGGTTTCTGCCAGCTGCTAGCCGCGCTCATCACGCCGCTGAGCGTCATCGCATCACTGGCGAACGTGAGGCAAAGCGAGTCAGCCAAGTCAGGCGA